GTGCTTTCTATTAAATCTAATATCAACCAACCACCCGCATCTTCTGTGATGCTGCCCACATTAAAGACAATAAACTCTTGATTGTCTTGTAAAGTAGCGAGAGTCATTGTACATTTCATAGGACTTGTAGAATCATTAAAAGACAATACATACTCTGATAAGTCATTGCCATCTTTGTCTGTATTTGCTAACCAACATGTAGAGGCGTTGCCTAAGTCTAATATGTTAAATCTGCACGAACCATCCGTAGTGCTGCCTCCGCTAGTAGTACCATCATATATATAGCCGTTTCCTATTTGCCCTCCCGCAGGACCAGGTACAGTTGACTCATCCCCTTGGTCGCCTTTTTGTACTAGTACATCCCAGTAACTAGAGGACTCGGAAGGGGGTTGCATTGTGTGTTGTTGTGTACAGATATAACTCTGTCCGTCAACAGGATAGTACACAGCATCATCTACCTCATACGTTGTTGTTGCCCACCAATCTCCTTGCCAATATATCCCTTCCTCCCCCTGTATACCCTGGACACCTTTTGCAGACACAAGTTGCCAACTGTCGTTTGTACCCCCACTTGTTGAGGGTGGGTCATGTAATGCAACACCTAACAAGCAGACCCACGAACTTCCGTTGTGTTCAACAATTTCTTTTTCATAATATGACTTTAACGAGTCATAAGTGCCTAGCCACATCCCTGCTGTTGCTGCGAAACTGTCCCACCACGCATTGTTAAAGTAGTCGCTTGGGGTTTCGGGGGGGCTATTGTCTGTATGTCCGTGGACTTTACTGCGCCATGAACTTCCTTTGTAAAAGACAACATCACCTAGATAGTATTCTGTGCCTTGGGCATAATTACCTACATAGTTTGTATGTCTCCCCGCAATCAAACCCCAATAACTACTATCATCATAATACAGTTCGGGAGGTCTATTGGAAGTAGAGGAGGTGTGTGTAGCGGTACAAATCCAAGCATTGCCATAATACTCAACAGAATCTAAAGTTGTGTAGGAAGTCAAGTCAGCCCATTCGCCGCGCCAGTTAATGCCCGTTGCCCCGCTTGTTACCATTACGTCCCAGTGCGTAGTGTCATTTTTTGGGTTTATGATTTGACCACCCGCTAGGTCTGATGTGTCTTGTATACAATAATACACAACTCCCTCATAACTTACTGCATCCGCTTTTAAGTAATGCTCCAGTTGCAGCATGACCCATTCGCCTCTCCAGTTAAGCCCAAATGGTCCTTGTATCCCCGCGTTTTGAACAATAATTTGAGGTCTTGGAGAAGTTATTGTTACCGTGGGCGTAACATCTGTAATAACAATAGAATTAGGTGCAACCACTTGAAGCGTATTACCCGCCTCAGTAACTTGAACCGTAGGTCTAGTTTCAGTTATCTCAAGAATGTTGCCCATTAAGCACCATATTCAGAAGCAGTTACGCCAGGTGAAACAGTCGCCTTGCCCTCTATTAAACGGGTTACTGCACCATCGGCAGTTACAAGTTCAAGGTCATACACATTTGTAGCGGGTGCTGTTAATGCACCCGTGAGTGCATCGCTTATGACAACCACAATTGTACCTGCCACACCCCCCAAAGCAATACCACTTGTATTGCCTGAACCACCCGCTGCGCTAGTCAATGTAACTAACGCAGATTCGGATGTGTATTCTTGACGAATCTCCATACGAGCATCAGTATTTGTTAAGTCTATAAGTTCGCCGTCACTGTCTTTATATGTAATTGTCAATGAAAAGGTAGCACCCTGCTCAACAACTATGTTGTATTGGTTTGCTACTACAGGCATATTATTTCCATTCTCCTGTCATCCATCTTGTTATTACTTTTCTGAAGCCCAAACCTAATGCTGCACCAATACCGAGCCAAATAATTGCCTCACCTAAATCAAAAGTTGCTAAAAAATTCATATTATGTTCTTCCTTTAACCTTGTTATACGCTGCTTCGTAACCAGGGTCACTCGCCCTCTTACTTGCAACACTTTCACGAAAAGTGGTAGGACTACTATCGTCCAAGACCTTTAAATCTAATTCTGCCTCTTGTAATTTTCTTTTAGGTATCAATAAACCTATGCCCCAGAAGAACGAACGAATAAAACCAAGAATACCGCTTCGCCACAGAAAGACAAAGATAACAACAATACCTATCACAATCGCAACAGTAGTCGTCATGTTTGCCCACCACGGTACAACATCTTTTACACCGTGTAAATCAGTCCGTATGGAGTCTGCTAACCCTTGGATGTCTCTTTGCTCCTCTATTCCTGCTGTCGCTTCAGAGCCAATCTCCTGCTGTTCTGCGACACCCTCTAAATCCCCCGATTTCTCAAATCTCGCTTCAGAACTCTCAGCCAAACCACCAATGTTTTTTAATCTTGATTCCGAACTTACAGATAAATCTCTCGTATCTATTGCACTACTATCTATCGAATTTTTAGCAGACCAACACCCCATTAACGCAAGTAAACAAATGGCGGTTATCGCGGGGCGACAAATTACAATAATTCTGTTCCAATATAGTAAACACATTATAGAAAAAGTCCTTTTGTCTGCTTAATAAATTCTTCTTTCACGGGGTTCATTTCTAACGCTGCAACTGCCCACGGTTTTACGAAAACAGTGGTGGGGGTAAGGTGGGGTACAAATTTCACTCCTGTTATATCAACAGTGTTGTCTCCACCATCATACTCATTATCGCCCATTAACATATTGGCAACATCAATAAGTTTATCGTGTCTGTTTATTATCCATAGAGTGTCTCCTGTCTTCAGGTATATCGTCAATTGGTAAGGTGCATCCTTACCCTCATAATCCCCTTCTCCATTTACAAAAGATGCCATATTACAATACCTCTTCTACGAAGGTCTGTCGATTTACCCGAACAGGGTGTCTTTTTGCTACATAGTAGCCCAGAGCATCAGTTAAGTGAGTAATTTTAGGGTCTACTCGTTTATCTATTTCTCCACCACCACCAGGAAGTAGACGCACACCTTCTAAGTCTTTTATCGTCATTGGGGCTGTTCGTGGGTCTACTAGCATTTTTATAGTTCCGTCTACACCTTTCATTCGACTATTCATTGCATTTACACGGACTCGTTCTCGTGGATTCTTTCTATCTACACGAAACTTTAACCTATTTCCGAAAACTGGCTTCAAAGAGTTCTTAATTAAATCCCAATCTGAACCGTGAACCTGTGCAGTACCCCTAGAACCGCCAGTTGCATCACCATAACACATCACACTACCACGATGCTCACCCCAACTCGCAATAACCTCTTCACAAACCATAGGAGTGTTACTATTGTTGGGAATATGAATCTCACCTATCACATTCGTGGTACTCCCCTTCTCTTGACACATAACCGCAACGCCAGGATTAACATTAAAGTCAAAACATAAAATTAAATCATCATCTGGGTCATAGGGTAACAGTGGCTTTGTATTTGTGTTCGCATTAAAAGAGTGATATGCCCTTCCTTCAAATGTAACAAACGAAGCACAGTATTCTTGCTGATAAGTCAACTCATCCAAGTCACGCTTCGCCGCAGAAATTTCCCTTGGGTCTAAAATCCCCTCACTTGTCCAAGTAAATGCTTCCCAATCTCCCGTTACATCTCTTTTTGCTGCTTGGTACAAGTCGTAGTAGTGGTTTCTGCCTTCAGGCACACCAATAAAGTCCACCCAACCCAAACGGTCAGATAATGCAGGACGCAAATGCTCCCCCCACACCTTTTCCTTCATATTCCCGTATTCATCCAACACAATGCCATTTAAAGGTCTACCTTCTATCCGTTCAGGTGCATCTAGCCCCAAAACCGTGATTTCAGCACCATTTATTAGGAAAAGAGACAATAAACCCTCACTAGGAGGCTTTGCCAACAGATTCTTGGGAATCATTGCCTTTAAATCAGACCAATAAATACGCTTCGCCTGACTATGCGTAGGCGCACTCACCACGAACCAAGCATCTGCCCATTTTGTCTCAGTTAATGCACGAAGAATAACTCGTCTTTTAGCACATTCCGTCTTCCCAGACCGCCTACCCGCAGGTACTACATTGAACCGCGTTGTACTTCTCATGTACTTTTGCTGTTCTTCGTGATACCGAAGGGTTGTCCATCGCTCTGTTAGTCCCACTTTTAGGCATCATCGTCTGAGGATTCGTCTTCGTCAACATCATCGCTAGTCTCTTCTTCCAATTTATTGATGTAAGACGCTCCGAAAATAGCCGCAGCAGCGTTCTGAATAGCCCTAGCCGCTTCAACAGGAGTAGATTGTGGTTCAGTTAGACCAAGTAGCATGTTTAATTGCTCCTGTGCCTTTAACTTATTAGTGATACTTGATTTCTCGTCAGCAATAATGGCACGATACAACTTAACCGCCGCCTCTTTATGCTCTTCAGGAGAATTAACATCCTCCTTCACTTCAAAATCAGGGAGCAAGTCGCCCTTACCATCTAACCTAACCCAAATTTCACGAAGATGCTTAAAAGAACCATCCTTCGCTTGATTTATGGTTTCTTCGATTAAATCTTCAGCAATCTTGATGCCAGACGCTTTTGTTCCATCACCCTCTTCACGCAATCTCTTGTGGAGAATGTAAGTTAATGAAGGTGGTCTACCTCTACCCGCTTTATTCCCTTGATTAAAGCCACACCCATTGCCCTTCTTGAATTTACCGTCAGCAGTCCTGTTTTCAGAATCCTCAGAAGCAGGAATCCGCTTTGGTCTACCAAAACCGTTGAACTCTTCTTCATTATTATCTTTTTGTTTATCTGGCTTCTCGCCACTCATGTTTATACCTCTTTTAAGGTTGTTTTTTTGTCATATATGCTTCTCGACCCCCGCACCTTACCACTGTATCGTCCTTTTTTGAGTTGTAGGTCAAAGATTCGTGGTTCTTGGTTGGTTGGAGAGAGATTTTTTTTTATTGTTTCTTTTTTTTTTTTAGAGAATGGTGTTTACTCCTCGGTAAAGGCAGATTCACTCTAAATTTTCACTTCCTGATTTCTCTACATTTCTCCGCCGTTCGGGTTTCGTTAGTGCCTATACCCCTTTTTAGCCCAGAAACGCGGTTCGGGATTATCGGACGATTGCATTTTGCACCGCGAACGATGCAAAATGCACCGCGAATCGTGAGCCGTGATTGCATTTTGTTATGTAGTCGATGCAAACTGCTTTGTTAGGGTATACATTCTGCATCGAATCGGGGCAAAATTCGAGCAAAATTCGCCTTGATTCTTGGCTCTGAAATTTACTTTTTTGGCGGCGGTTCACGGGGCGAGTCTCTGCACCGCGAACAGAGCAGCAGCACCGCGAACAGAGCAGCAGAGAGCAGAGCAGAGCAGCAGCAGCAGCAGCAGCAGCAGCAGCAGCAGCAGCAGC